GGACAGAACTTATGTGTATCTTTTTTTCTTTTAGCACCACACTCACCACAATATAAAATACCTAAATCTTCTTTATGATATTGTTTATGTGATGTAGGTAGAATTCTCCATGCCACATTGTGAAATGCATATGAATTAAAACTTCTATTAGATGTGGTAAATTGTTGATTAGATGTATCACCCTTTTCAGTTGTACCAGTTTCTATCTTTGAACTTCTAACATTTGGACCTGCAAATGAAGTAGGATTAATATTAACGTTTGAAGTTGTTAAACTTGCATTGTAAAATGTGTTAATGTTTGCAGCACCACTTGTCGGTATTGTTAGAAAACTATTTGGTGTTCCTGATGTGTAAGTGATGTTATTATTGTTTAATGTAGTCCATGAAGTACTTACACCACTACCATAAAATGTTCTTTGTTTCCATTCATTATAGAATTCAACCTCAACATATCCATTATTATTAGTTGCACCTAAACTAACTGCTTCTTTACCTACTTCGTAAGTTTTGAAAACAAATTTGTTATTAGTATCCAAAAATCTTTCTAAGAATACTCTTTCACCAGGTCGTAATACAATACCACCGCCTGATAAATAATCATTATCAACTTTGATTTTTGCTAAAATGTGGGTTGGAGTTGGGTTGAAGATTTCGATTTCGTATTCATCTCCATTATTGAGATAAACTTGTCCATCGTTTTGTTTTAATCTTTGTTTGCGTTTTGTAATAAACGCTTGAGGGTTTGACGGTTCATTTACCGTCCAAATTGACTGTTTCATATTTTCCTTATTTTTATTTGTATTTAAAAATTCATTTGTTGGTGTTTCTCCAACTCAAATGCCTCAAAGGACACTGAATGTTTAACCACAAGGTTTCCATAATATATATAACAAAAAAGGGAAAAACATAAGTTCTTCCCTTTTTAAATTATTTTAAGTTTTACAATTAGAGATTAGTATTCTAAAATTGCGTAATCATAGCTTAAAGTTAATTCTATCGATAATGGGTCATTTGATGCCCAATCTAATTCACCAAAGTTTGCTGAAGAAATGAATGCTCCTTTCAAAGTCCATTGTTCTACTTTATCACCTACCGGTCCTAATAGATAGAAAGTGATATCTTTTTTGTAGAAAGCTGCGTATCCATCTCTACCTGTCAATGACTCATGTGAACTTCTAATCCACTCCATAACTTGCTGTGCACCCGATGGTACGATTGGGTCATAAAGAGTGATAGTTACATCATCCCAAGTTGATTTACCTTTAATTTTTCTTTTTACGTTGATATGGTCTAATTCAACTACTTCCGATGTGAAAGTTGGTCTATTAGCGGTTTTAATCATATATGATTCTATACCGTTGATTTCCATTATAAATCTATTACCTAACTTTGGTTCAAAGTTGGTATAGAACATTTTATCGAACTCTAATACTTCTGGCATTTTATTTCTCTATTTAATTGTTTTCTTATATAAATATCTACTTTTGAAATTATCCGTTAAACGCTGCGCCAGTTGGTAAGATGTTGAAGTCGATTTGAATGAATTCAGCTGTCTTAGTCGGTTGTAAGTAGATAGCTCCTTTCATAATGTTTCTATCAATTACATCTGGTGTGTTATTAGTTTCATCCATTACCACTCTGAAAGCGTAAAGACCTTGTCTTTGTTGGATTGATTCTAAGTAAGGGTTAACGATATTTAAGAATCTATTTCTAGTCTCCGATGTGTTTTGTTCGAACACTAAGTAACGAGAAGTAGAAGCGATATATTTTCTAACAGTCAATAATAATCTTCTTACATTGATTCTATCCAATGCTGAAGGTTTGTCTTGTAATGTTTTTTGTCCAAATACTACAATACCTTGTCCTGGGAATTGTACAATTGGGTTTACTTTTGCTTCGTATAATGTATCTTTTTCAGATTGAGTTAATCTATTTAATACACTAACTGCTCCAATTAAACCACCTCTATTTAAACCGGCTGGTGCGAACCATTCTGCTGCTACTCTATCGTTTGCTGCGAATACGCCAGGTAATAATACTGATGGTGGAACTGAAATCAATTTGTTTGTATTAACATCAATAGTCTTAATCCAAGGATAATAAGTTGCTGTCATATTTGAATCTACTGCATCTGATTGAGTTGTTGCCTGTGAAATTGAATCGCCAGCTGCTGTTGTATCCATAATATAGAAACAATCATTTCTTTCTTCAACCATGTCTAAAACATCGGTAGTAACTGCTGAGTGCAATCTTCTAATTACACCTGGAGTTACAATCATATTAACATCAAACTCATCTGCGTTAGATAATGCTGCAACATGCTTACCATATGCAACCGAACCACTTGCTGCTGAAGTAGATAAATCAAAACCTTGTGAGTTACCTGATGTTATATTAGAACCTTTGTAGATTGGAGTTGCTGGATTCATACCATCAAATCCTTCTTGGAATGCTACAACGAATTGTGCTAAAGAAGAACCTACTGATAATGAACCACCATTTACTGCATCTAAACCAAATACTGCGTTTTCACCTACACCTGCTCCTGTTGGGATTGGTTTTAAGTAAATTTTGTTATCAGTATTGTTATCTAAATCGATACCACCATATTGTGTTGCTGAACCTGTGATATAAGTTACTTCAGGAATCAAAGCTCCAACTGCTGCTGATGCTGATACAGGTAATGAATAAGCTGCGTGTCCAAATGGTACTGCTTGTACAGGTGCATTTTCATTTAAGTTTTTAATTCTAACATATTTTGAATTATTAACCCAATCACCAGTTTCAGTTATTTTACCTTCTGAATTAATTGATAATTTTCTATCACCAATTACTCTACTAATATAGTTAGGAGAATTAGGGTCTAAGTTTACATTTGACCAAGTTTCTAAAACTACTTTCTTTTTATTAGTATCAGCGAAATCTCTTACAACAATAGTGAAAGTACCATAATCAGTACCATTTACACTACCTGCTGCTTTAATATTTGTAATACCAATCTTAACTTTAGTATTTGCCGTATTTCCAGCGCCTAAAGTTTCGAATTGGAATAAGTTATATCTATCACCACTAATAGTTTGTGATTTAACATATGGAGTTACTGCTTCCTGTGCATCAAAATTAAATAATTGGTTACCCAATACATTTACAGAAGATGAACAAGATGAGTTAAATGTGATAGATGAGTTTTTGAAGAATCCATAAACATATGGAGATTTAGCACCATATGCGGATGTACCAAATACTGCTTCTATATCACTTGTATCAGCTGAATCTAAAGATGCTGATAAATCTAATCCTGTACCTCTTAAAACAAAATCACCACCACCTGTATTCGAACCACTTAATTGTGCATTTGCAAAACCTGCATTAGCCGCTGTTGATGTATTGAAAAGGATACCCAATGATTGTGATACCGCTCCAGATGTTGCTGTCAATAATAAAGGAGCTGTTTCGGTGTATCCACCAACACCAGCAACTCTACAAATTGTTGCAGTTCCTGCTTCTCTTAAATAATTTTGTACTGCTAAAGGAGTATAATATGTGTCATCGATGCTACCAAACAATGTTTCAAATTCCGCTTGAGAATTAACGATTGTTGGAGTTAAAGGACCTTCTTTAAAAGGACCAATGAATGCTGCACCTATTTCAGATACACCTTGTTGTAAGAATGAAAGGTCGTTTTCTTTTGTAAATACGCCTGGTGATACTATTTTCTCTGCCATTTTGTAATGTTATTTATTTTTTAATGTCTACTATAAATATAATCTTTTATTTCAAAACAACAAATTAATCTTATTTATATGTTGGTGAAAAATAATCGTATATTTTTGTTATGTTTGTCGAATTCAATTGTGTATTGTAGAATAATACTGGTCCTAATTGTCCATTGAAATAGTAATTATTATCACCATACCCACCACCAATTTGAATTAAAGCACCCGTTGTGTAATCTTTTGCACCATTTGATATAGTTCCTCTCGATGTTGTATCACTATATGCAACGTTTGTACCATTTAATGCTGCGGTATAAGAAATCATATACCAAACGTTTGTAGATAAAGTAAATGTGTTACTATTAAATTGTACAGACGTTCCATCATGTATAAAATATGTACCACTACCATTTGAATTTAAATACAATGCCATTTCTCTCGTTCCACCACTATTTTGCTTACCAAAAATTTGGTAATATCCAGTCGCAGGATGTGATGCGAATCTTACCCAAGCTACAACTGAATATGCTGAAGTATTGAATTGAGTATATCCACCACTTATATTAGATGAACCATCTTTATACCAAAATTTATTAGTAGATAAAGACCAATACTTTTCTTTTCTACTTGCACCATTATTATATGTAGGATTTGCACCGGTAATACCAATACCATTTGGAGCGCCTGCAGGTCTAACACCCGTTCCCCATCCTGTTAAATCCAACCAATCAGTTCCATCAGTACCATCCGTAGATGATGCTTTTGATGGGTCTAAGTACATTCTTAATCCTGCAGCCGGTATAGCTGGTTGTGTGGTTGTGCCTTTGTTATGTGAAATAAATCCATTTGCTACATAAACGTCAGCTTGCTCTACGTTGATAGTTGCAATCTCAACATCTTCTGTTACAATTTCTATATTAGTTACTTCAACTTCTTGCGTTTCTTCTAAGAAATCATCCCACTTAACAATTAAATCACCAATAAGAATATCTTCTACATTTTTGAAATGATATTTTTCAATTTCAGAATCCCATACCCAAAGTGGGTGAGTTCCAGTTGCTTTTATTTCACCATTATTTAATGAAAAATATCCACTAGCAAAGTTATATACAACATCTGCTACAACAACAGTTTGTGCCGAGCCTGATTGTGCTTCTAATTGATAAAATCTCCAATCAACTTGGTCTGATTCTGGGTTTTGAGTTTCATCCGGTAATCCGTATGGCACCCATGCTTTGATTTCATCACCAACATTTAAATCTTCAACTGCCACCGATGTACCATCAGCCTTTTCTACCATTGTACCAAATACCAAACAAAAATCTGGTTGGTTAATTGTATTGTAAACATCAACCGCATATAATGTTTTAGTAGATGTAGTATTATAATTTGTTGCTGCGGTATTATATCCATCCGCATATTTCATAGATAATACAGAAGATGCTTCCGAATAATTTGAAGATGCGATTGATGCCGGTGTTATAGGAAATGATGGAGATGCGCCTAATGTGGGAGTACCTACTGAAAAGTTTGCATTATCAAATGAAACTGTATAGTTAGCAGATACACTACCAACTCTATCACCATGCAGTGAACCGGCAGAACCAAATGAAAAAGTTGCTGTTTCTGATGTACTTTCTACGATGTATGTATATGTTGGTAAATTTACAGTAACTGAATCAATTGCGAAAGAACCTAATGAAGCCTGTGTTCCAGCTGCTGCGTTCATAGCATTCATTGAAACTGCTTGAGTGGTTCTACTCGTACCTTGGGTTGCTCTATATAAATTTCCTAATGATAAATTAGTTTTTGGCATCTTATTATATATTATTCTCCGTTATAAATATCTAAAAGTTTTTCTTTCCACTCATCTTTATCTGAAAAGTGTTTTATCATCCAATCTTTCAATTTTTGAAACTCTTTTTTACGGGTTTCATAATCATCGTTACAAATCGTTTCGTAGGTCTGCTTAAATGTTTTCTCGTCAATCGCTTTGTATTTATAATCAAGTGGTACGTGCCATTTTTCGTGTAGTATCGGAAGCTTCCCCCAATCCACTGCTTCAAAAATTCCGTATCCAAATGGTTCAAATTCAAAGCAAGAATGAGATATTCCCCAATCAAGTCCGTAGAACCTTTCTTTATATTTGTAATCAAATTTGTAAATCTTTGATTTTTCGAATCGGTATCCATACTTTTTTCTATAATACTTATTGAATGTTTCTGAATTTGTAGAAATGTAACTTTCTAATCCATCAATATATTCAACATTTTTTCTACCTTCTGCTCTAGCTGCAAACCCAATTTTTGTAGAGGTAGATAATTCTTTATTTATTTTAAATTCATAATTATTTGGAATGTGATGTAAATTTTCCGTTTTATATGGAAAATGGTATAATCCTACCCAAACTTTATGTTTAATTTTATCAATTAATTCTGATTCAAATTCCCAATTACCATACCAATGTAGATATTCATCTTTATCCATTTGTGCCATTAAAGACACTTTTGTTAAATTATGGAATACAATTGAATTAATCTTTTCCAAATTTTGATGAATAGCTCTGGTTGGAGTATAATGACCATGTAGTATGTGGATTCTTCTAGCGCCATCTAATATTTTTATTATCTCATCTTCCGATGTTTCCCAAATATGGTCAATATCAATTGGAAATTCTTCGTAATTTTCGGGTTTATGTCTATGGAACAAAAGAAGCGGTTTTACTTCTAAATGAGGTGCCACTTCTTTTATCCATTCGGTTACCCATATATCAGCACCGCTGTTGAACCAAGGGCCTCCAGCGGTGGTGTAATAAACATCGTACATTAAATTATAACCCTTTTTGTTTCTTTAACTCTTGTATTTGTAAAGTTAAATTGTGTATTTGTGTTTGTTGCTCTTTTATTGCTTCTACCATTAGACCCATCATTTTTGAATAGTCTAAACCTAAGTGACCATCTTCTCTTTCCATTACTACTTCAGGTAAAACTTCCTGAACTTCTTGTGCTATAAGACCTGTATTAGGGGTTGTTTTGGTTACTTTGTTTACATCTTCATTCCAAGTCCAAGTTACACCATTCAATTTATTTACTTTTTCCAAAGCGTTTGGAATAATTTGAATATTAGATTTGAATCTCTTATCAGAAGAATAGTATGCCGTAATATCACCCGTTGCTGTAATTGCTCCATTGATTGTTAAACCTGCGAAAGTTGGTGAAGATGAAGTTGCTACTGCTTGTCCGATTGCTACCGTTGGAGTTGCACCTTCACCACTATTATTTGTAATAGTAACACCTGTACCAGCTACTAAGTTTGTTACATAATCGCCCGTTGTATCAGTTCCTAATGCTACTGAATTTGCAGCTATTGTAGTTGCAAATGATACGTTTGCTAAATTTGTAATAGTTCCCGTACCAGTTACATCTCCTGTCAATGTGATTGAAATATCAGTACCTTCTAAATTAGTTAATCTAGTTAATGCCGATGAACTGAAAGATTCTATGTTATTCAATCTTCCAATTGCACTTCCACTTGCAGTTGATAATTGGTCTAATCTACTTGTTTGCGTAGTATTTGTACTATCATTTGATGAAGTATATGAGTTTAATGAACTCAATATACCAATTACTTGTGATGAACCACTAACTACTCCAACTGCGTTTAATCTGGTTAAAATTCCACTTGCATAGTTTGTAGTTGCTGTCAAATCAATTTGAGATGAACCACTAACAACAGTATTACTATTCAATTGAGTTTTTACATCAGTTGCGAAATTCGTAGTTGAACCTGCGGTAATTTGTGATGAACCGGATACTACTGTGTTACTATTTAATTGAGTTTTTACATCAGTTGCGAAATTCGTAGTTGAACCTGCGGTAATTTGTGATGAACCACTAACTACTCCAACTGCGTTTAATCTAGTTAAAATTCCACTTGCATAGTTTGTAGTTGCTGTCAAATCAATTTGAGATGAACCGGATACTATGCCATTTGTTGCGTTAATTGCACCATTAAATGAAGTACCTGTTATTGCCCCTGCTTTGAAATCTGCTAATGTAAATCCAGTTCCGTTTACATCTACTTGTGCAGATGTTTCATCGGTTAATCCATTAAATACTTTCCAACTATGTCCATCACTTGCATCCATAAAGATACCAGCGTGTCTATAAGTTCCATCATTGTAATGTCCAACTATACCCAAATCATTATCAATTGATGCAGTTGGTGCTAAATAAAGAATGTTATCCTGAATTTGTACATTTGTAGATGTGATTACCGATTGCGTACCATACACTTTTAAATCACCCAAAATTGAAACAGTAGAACCTGTCATCTGAATACCCGCTTGTAAAGAAGCGGTATATGAATTTAAATTTGTTAATGAAATTCCCTGCGAATCATTTGTAGATTTTGCAGTTGATGCGGATGCTATCAAAGAACCACTAACAATTCCTATTTCGGTTAATCTAGTTTCTACTGAACCTGTATAAGTTGCTAATGTAGAATTTTTTGTTAATTCAGAACTACTAAATGAATTTAAATTAGAAACAGATACGTTTAAACTTGCAGTTGTAGTATTAATATTTGTAATACTTACATCCTGCGAATCATTTGTAGTTTTTGCGGTTGATGCTGATGTGATTAATGAACCCGTAATAGTTGCTAATGCGGAATCATATGATGTAAATCCGGTTGTAGATTGTAATACAACTTGCGATGAGCCGGAAACTACACCATTATATGCAGCAATTGAACCTGTGATACCTTGCGATGCTACAACGGAGCCGGATAGTACATAAACATCTCCAAAAAAATGAGAATGGTATCGTGAACCAGAATCTATTCTGAATACACTGCCGCTTGTATCAGTACTATGTATTGAAAATGAAGATGCATTATATGATATTAAGTGAAATCCTCTACCATTGGTGGAATTTACCAATTGAACTTCTGAATTACCATCCGATTTACCAACATATACCACACTAGCACTAACTGCATATTTAGAAGTAATTTTTCCGTTTACATCCAAATTACCACTAATAATTTGTTGGTCTCCGAATGTATTTGATTGGTTTGTTTTTGCAAAACTTCCACTAATTGATTCAAATGTATCTAATCTTTGTTCGTGATTAGATGCAGTTGAAATTAAACTTCCACTTACAACACCAATTTCAGTTAATTTTGTATTTACACTCGAAGTATGTGAATTGATATTACTTACAGAGGTATTTAAACTTGCAGTTGCAGTGTTTATATTAGTAATACTTGCATCTTGTGCAACATTGGTTGCATATGCGTTTGATGCCGATGCTATCAAACTACCACTTACATTTGCAATTTCAGTAAATTTAGTATTAACTGAACCCGTATAAGTTGCTAATGTAGAATTTTTAGATTCTTGTGAAGATGTAAATGTATTTAAAGAAGAAATTGAAAGATTTACACTAGCTGAAGTAGATTCTAAATTATTTAATCTACCAACACTTGCTGTATAAAATGAAGCGAATGCGTTATCATTTGTAGTATCTACTGAATTTATCAATGCTACTATTTCTGCAAATGAATCTTTATCAGCATCCGATGCAGATAAAATTGCATCTACTCTACCTTTTTCCGTTAATACTCTACTATCAATTGATGAACTATATGTAGTAAATCCACTTACATTTGATAAAGTTACTTGCGATGAACCACTAATTACACCATCGGTATCCAATTTACTCTTTATCGTTGTATTGATTGAAGAAGTAAATGCGTTTATATTTGTAATTGATGTAGTTTGTGTATCATTAGTTGTTTTAGCTGCCGAAGCGGATGCTATCAAACTACCAGTTACATTTGCAATTTCAATAAATTTATCATCCGTTGATGATGTACTTTGTAAAATTGTTGTTAATGTATTTGAAGATAATGTGTTTACAACCGAACCACCATCTATAAATTTAATTGAACCTGTTGAAATATATAAATCTCTCCAAATTCTAGTAGATGAACCTAAATCAAATGCGTTTGTAGCGGATGGTATAAGAGATGAACTCAAACTAGCCACAACGTTAACAACATCCGAAGTTTGGTCACCAATTGAAATATTACCACCTAATGTTAAATTACCATCAATTTTTGCATCACCTGTAATATTCAACGATGAACCGGAAATACCTTGAGATGATGAATTTATCAATAATGTAACATCGCCGGTTTCTAATCCCAATTGCAATGTTCCTAATGTAGTATTTACATATGGTTCTCCGAATGCTAACGAACCTGATTTTTGTGCGGTTGTCCCACGTCTAAATTTAAGTGCCATCTAGTTTACCTTCTTTTTAGTACGTTATTATAATGTATGTTTATAAGTATCTATTTTGATTCCAATTCTTTAACTTTTGCAGATAATTCTTTAATAGCTTCAATTAATACCGGAACTAATTTAATATAATCAACTGCTAAGTATCCCGTTTCTCTTTGAGTTACGATTTCAGGCATTATTGATTGAACTTCTTGTGCAATTACCCCCAAATCATTTCCTTTATGAGAATGTATATTTTCAAATCCTTCTTTCCAATCATAAGTGTTACCACTAATTGCTTCAACTTTTGATAAAGCGTTTTGAATAGGTTGGATATTTTCTTTTAATCTTTCATCCGATGAATAGTATGCAGTAATATCACCCGTTGCTCTAATCTCACCACTTACACCACTTGCGGTAGTCCCTACTCCGATTGAACCGAATTGAACGTTTGCTGATGTACCAACTGCTTGTCCAATTGCTATCGTTGGTGTTGCATTTTCTCCACTATTATTTGTAATAGTAACACCCGTACCTTGTACTAACGATGCTACATAATCGCCTGTTGTTTGAGTTGCTAATGTGATATTTCCAGCAGCATTTCCCAAAGTAATTTGAGATGAACCTGAAACAACACCAACTGCGTTTAATCTTGCTAAAATACCACTTGCATAGTTTGTTGTAGCAGTTAAATCAACTTGCGAACTACCACTTACTACACCGGTTGGTAATAATGAAGTTATTTGTGTAGATGAAGATATTACGTTTGTACCTTCTAATATTTTTGCAGCTGTTATCGAACCACCCAATGCTACCGAAGTACCGGCTATTGTCATTGATTTGTTTGTAATAGCCGTACCATCTATTTGAGATGAACCACTAACTACACCCGTTGGTAATAATGGGATTATTTGAGATGAACCACTAACAATACCTCTACCTTTTGATTCATATCCAGCAGCAACTTCAGCTTCAGTAGCGTAAGTAGCATCTAATGATGCGGTAAATGAATTTAATGAACTTAATATACCAATTACTTGTGATGAACCACTAACTACTCCTGTTGGCATTTGTGCCGAACCACTCCATAATCCACTTCCTCCTAATATTTGAGAACTACCACTTACTACACCAGTCGGTAATAATGGTGTTATTTGTGCAGAACTTGATACGATACCACTACCCTTTGCCTCATATCCAGCTGCAACTTCTGCATCAGTTGCAAATGTATTTGTTAAAGAAGAACTCCATGCATTTATAGATGCCGATGTTAATTCTAAATTTGATAATCGTGTATTAGCAGATGATGTGAATATTTCTAAATTTGCTAATTCAATTTTTGCCGAAGCTGACCATAAGTGCAATTGAGTTAATGGGTTACCACCACTAATTCCACCAATTCCTTCTAAATATGTAATTCTTTCTTCATGGTCTTTAACCGATGCAGTCATCAATGATGCACTTACATACGATTGAGATGCTGAAATTATTAAACTACCACTTACTACGCCTATTTGTGTGAATTTAGTATCAACCCCTCCACTCCATGCATTTGCAGATGCAGTATATGATAATATAGATGAAGTTACTTGCTGTAATGTTGCAAATTTAGTATCAACTCCACCACTCCATGTATTTGCAGATGCAGTATATGAATTTATCGATGCCGAATGTTGTTCTAATGATGCACTTGCTACATTTAAAGAAGCAGTTGTTTGGTATATTGATGTTAATGATGATAATACACTTGCACTAAACGTATTTAACGAAGATGTACTTACATTAATATTCGAAACTGATGTATTTAAACTGGCAGTTGTTAAATTTAAATTGTTTATTGAAATATTTACACTTGCCGAATTTGTTTGTAAATTGTTTAATCTACCACTTGCAGATGATGTGAATGAATTTAATTCACTTAATTGTGCGGATGATGTAATTACATTATCTCCACCTGCTAAAAGTAATTTAGATTCAGCATCTTTAACTCCACCCTTCCAATAATCATTTGTAGCATCCCATAATAATGAACCGGATGTTGTTGAACCACCCGTTGCATCTTTTGTATATATACCAGCGGTAGTTGATGAACCACCAAAATTTAATTCAATTATATTATCACCAATATTAACCTGTGTAGAGTTAATTTGGGTAGTTGTTCCATTTACAGTTAAGTTACCATTTACAGTCACATCAGTTCCACTTACACCAATCGCTGTTTTAAGAGAAGATGTATATGATTCAATACTTCCAATTCTTTGTTCGTGATTAGAAGCAGTTAATATTAATGAACCACTAATAGTAGCTAATGCTGAATTTTTTGATATTTGAGAACCTGTGAATGAATTTAAATTTGTTATCGAAATATCTTGCGAATCATTTGTTATCTTAGCAGCTGATGCTGATAGAATCAATGAACCACTTATAGTAGATAATGCCAAATCATATGCAGTAAATCCAGATGTACTTTGTAAAGTTATTTGAGATGAGCCGGATACTAATGTGTGAGTAGCGCTTGCTTTATCTTCAAATACAGAACTTAATTGAGATGAACCTGAAATTAGGGTATGAGTAGCACTTGCTTTTTCTTCAAATACAGAACTCAATTGAGATGAACCCGATATAACTCCGTTAGTTGCAGCTATTGCACCCGATATATTCGTTGCGTAAACATTTCTCCAATATGCCGAAGTTGTACCTATATCAATAGTACCATTTGGTACTAAGTTTGTTGTAAATTGTCCTAATGCCGAAATGCTATCCGCATTTGCGTTACCTAAGTAAATATTACCACCAATTCTTACATCGCCCGATGCACTAATATTACCAATTAAATTAATATCACCAGAAACAGGTACGTTTAATGGTAATAGTGTAATAGGATTATTAGAACCACTACCAAATTGAATAGAACCACTTCCTTTGTGTAAATATAATTCACCATCAGCAATAGTGATATTCGATGTACCCCTTCTTAGTTGAAATATAGCTGCCATTTATTTTTATTTCTTTTTTATAAATATCGTTATTCGTTAAAATCTAAATCTATATATCCATTTACCGCTAATTGTGTAAAAATATCTGCTATTGAACGATTTGGCATGCTATTTCCATCAACAGTTGTTAATACTGCCGATGATAAATCAAAATCGGTAGATGGTAAATTTGTTAAACCACTACCATCTCCAACAAACGTTGCAGCTGTTACACTTCCACTTATCAATGCATTAGAACCACTTATACTTCCTAATATATCAATACTACCATTTGATATAATATCTCTAGTCACATAAAGGTCTCTAGAAATATTTGCGTCTTGATTTACTACTAATTCACCAAATGAACCGGATTGTGTAAGAGTAATTGAACCGGTGGTTATAGAATTTGTTGTTACAATTGTTTCAATAGATTCGACACTTCCTGAACGTTTTAAAAATACTTTACCATCGTAAGTATTAACTGCAACCTCACCTAAGTTAAGAGAACCCGTATCTGGTACTTTGCCGGGCAAAGCGGAACGCTTCAGTATAATTGATTGTGACATATTTAGTCTATTCTATTAAAGTTATATAACAAAAAAGGCAGTATATATATACTACCTTTATAAATATAAATTATTTTATAATTCGTTAGAATGTTCCCCCATCAATTACATTACTCATAACAAAAGAACTACCATCCCATTGAGCGATATCTCCTGCTGTTGTTGGAGCTGTGATAAAATCCAAATTACCATTAGTTGCTCTAAATGCTAATCTTTTTGAAGAACCAAATCCTGGAACGTTTACAGAACCCGTAACATTTGATACGATTGCAATTGAAGAACTGAAATAGTTATCAGTACCATTGTATTTAAAGTATGCCGATGTACCAGCTATTTCAATTCCAGCACCATCCGCAGTTGCGTTTGAAGTAGAACCACTTGCTAATGTAATTAATTTATCTTCAACTACTAATTGTGCAGTATTTAATGTTACAGTGTTACCTTGTACTACTAAATCACCACCAACTACTACATCACCCGTTGTTGTTACTTTCGCAAATGTTACTTGATTGCCTTGCCCAACTCCTTGGATTGTTCCCGTACCTTCTAAAGTAGTTATTCTACTATTAGCTGATGCAGTAAATGTATTAATATTCGAAACCGAAGTATTTAAACTTGCAGTTGTTGAGTTTATATTTGTAATAGAAATGTTTACACTTGCAGATGTTGTTTCTAAATTAGATAATCTGCCATCTTGTGTATCATTTGTAGATTTTGCAGTTGATGCAGATGCTATCAATGAACCACTAACTACACCTATTTCAGTAAATTTAGAATTTGCAGATGCAGTAAATGCGTTTAATGCATTTGTAGATGTATTAGATGATGTGTATGAATTTAATGCGGCAACTGATATATTTACACTAGCCGATGTAGATTCCAAATTATCCAATCTACCACCCTGTGAATCGTTTGTCGATTTTGCAGCTGATGCTGAACTGATTAACGAACCTGTGATAGTTGCTAATGCGGAATCGTATGCTGTAAATCCGGTTGTAGATTGTAAAGTAATTTGAGATGAGCCACTAACTACCGAATCACTACCTGCTAAAAGAACTTTACTTTCAGAACCTTTAACTCCGGCTTTCCAATAATCATTTGTAGTATCCCAAATCATTGAACCAGTTGCCGTATTTGGTGCAGTTGGGTCTTTAACCCATAACCCACCATTTGTAGCACCCGTACCATTTAATTCGATGATGTTATCACCCAATTGAATAGTTGTAGAATCTATAACAGTCTGCGTTCCAGCAACAGTCAAATTACCAGCGATAGTTACATTTGAACCTGTTATATTAAATGCGGTATCAAATGATGAACTGAAATCGGTAAATCTATTTAATATAGTAGATGCCGATGATATTAAACTACCACTTACAACACCAACTTCTGTCAATTTTGTGTTTACAGAAGCGCTGAATGAATTTATATTAGAAACACTTATATCAACTGATGCTGATTTTGATTCTAATTGACCTAATCTTTGTAAAGCACTTCCACTAAAAGTATTTAATAATGTTACCGAATTACCGATATCACCACCACCACCTAAAGATGCTTCAACGGCATCTAATCTACTATCAACAGATGTAGAGAATGGTTGGATGTTACCAACTAAGTTGATTGCATCGTTACCATCACTTCCTAACAAATATAATGTAGAACTACCACTTGCATAGTAAGGAACGCCTTTAACCATCCCATTATAAACGGATGCCGTAAATACTGATGGTGCAGAATCTCCAATTAAAAATCTATTAACTGCTTGTACTTGTCCATCGGTTGGTACTGTAAATACTAATGATGTTCCGTTCGTAGTTGTTAAATTGGAAGAACCCGATGCTATGATAATTTCACCCTTTTGTAATGATGAAGTTACAGCTGATAGTGCTTCCAAACTACCACGTCTATGCTTGATTATTTGTGCCATGTTATATTATTCTCTTATTGATTATTGTATTCAATCTATAAATATCATTTTTTTAAGTAACAATATTAAAAATTAAAATATATTACCATTCACCCATATCCACATTCAAATTAGATTGCGAAACAGTCAATTCTGCATCAGTTGCGTATGTATCATTTAATGAAGCAGTAAATGTGTTCAATGAATTTAATATATCAATTACTTGCGATGAGCCGCTAACTGTACCATCGGGTAAAACTGCTTGCACTTCTGCTGTTATAATACTAATAACAGATTGTGAAAAATCCTGTCCAACTGCACCAGCTGCTTCTAAATATGATGAACTTTCTATTTGTTTTAATCTAATTAAATTTGCCATATTAATAAATATCTTATAATTTAGTTATTTGTATATATCCACTACCACTATTGAAAGAATTCAAATTTGTAATCGAACTTCCGCTAAATGTAGATAATCCATCATAGTTTCCGTTTGATGTAGATATTGTATTTGCTAAACTAATAATGTATGATGAACCACCACCGGCTCCATCGGATGCAGGCTGTGAATTTCCCCATGTACCAGCTCCTCCGGCATATCCACCACCACCGCCGCCGGCAATTGGGCCACCTCCACCACCGCCACCAAAACCACCTGCAGTTGCACTATTCGGTGTATATGTTGTAGATGCACCACCACCTACCGCACCACTAACAAATGCCATACCACCGCCACCTGTTTGAGCCGCAGGAGTTGGTGCGGTTGCTGCGATTGTATTATTTCCTGGAAATCCATTTCCTAAAAATCCACCTCCACCACCTCCATCATATACGTTTGTAGATGTAACGGATGCAGTATTGATATGTGAACGTCCACCTAAACTTCCAGTTCCACCAGGTGCATTATTTTTTGATAAAGAACCCGTTGTTGCAGTAGAACCATTTCCACTTAATGAACCACTTTTTAATATACCGGCCATTCCCATACTATCACCACTATATGCACCATATCCACCTGCACCACCTGCTACTAAATATGGAGTGTTTGAACCTGAAAGAACAAAGAATGAACCTCCGCCTCCCCCCAATCCAATGTAAGCTAAACCAGATAAACCAGTATTTAAACTTTTTTGTCCAACCACCATTACAAATTTTTGTCCTTGCGTTAGTGGAACTCTTGCTTTTACAATTGCACCTTTTGAACCTGATACTGCTGCAGGATATGTTGTATTACCTGTTGCTGCACCTGCAATTTCAATTTCATATGTTGCAGTTTGTGGAACTGTCCAAATTTGATAACCTTGATATGAACCGGTTGTAAAAAATGTTGGATTTGAAAAATAACTTCCAGATGAAGAACCGGTATATGCTGCCAACAATGTAGTTCCCAATGGACCTGTTGAACCACTTATCCCTGCCGTTGTAAATCTAAAAGATGTAAACGGATACAAATAGTTACTTACTGTTATTCCATTTGTGAAAGTTATGGCCATATCTTATCCTATGTATGCTACTGAAAAATTATCGTTTTCATCAAATGAAGCAGTTCCCACCGTTACTAGTGCTTTAAGTGTATCTCCTACTGCTAATTTAGAAATAGTAGAACCTCCCATATGGTTTGCAGTTGTATTTGCTGCCCATTCTACCATTACTTGTGCGATTCCAGTACCAAGACCAGTATAGTTTTTGTACACTATCACCTGAACAGATTGAGCACTACTATTTGAATTTGTTCTACATACAAAATTAACCTGATATAATCCTGCAATTGGTGCAGTAAATGTACCAGTTGTATTATCCCAACCTCCTTGATTATAATCAACAATAGTCATACTACCCGATAATGTAGTTATTGCAGCAGTTGCACCACCCGCCCCCTTTACTCTAAATGCAGGTCTATTTGGCATTGTGATTGAACCACTACTAATATTAATTGAACCTGTAAATATAGTAGAACCACTAACTAACAATGAACCACTAATTTCCACCAATCCATTATTTTGAACATACATATTACTTCCACTTGTCAAATAAAGTGATGAAGTGTTTGCAGTAATTGTAGAACCAACAAATGAACCCGTTGTTACAATTAACGAACCCGTAATTGTTTGTGTTCCGTTGAATGAGTTTGAACCAGTTGTTACTGCCTGTGCAGATGCAGTAAATGAGTTAAATGATGAAGTTGTTGTATAACTTCCACTTACAAATCCAAATGCAGTTATTTGTGCAGAACCACTAATAGTTCCTGCAGGTGTTGTTCCACTTACCACACTACCACTTAAAGTATAACGAGTATCGTATGATGCGGTAAGTTGCGAAGAACCTGAAATAATGCCTGTTGGTAATTGAGTGGAACTACTGTATATTCCACTTCCACCTAATACTTGTAAAGATGAACTAATTGCACCATTTAGATTCGTTAAAAATGAACCCGTTTCACTTTCTGTAATCCAACTTCCACTAACCGATTCTATTGCATTCAATCTACTAACTAAACTAGCCGTTGAAATACTTGCAGTATATGTATTCAAATTAGTAATTGAAGTTACTAAACTTGCCGTAGATTGTGAAGCAGTATATGTATTCAAATTAGTAATTGAAGTTACTAAACTAGCGGTTGAAATACTCGCAGTAAATGTATTCAATTGTGTTAATTGCGAAGAACCACTAATTAAACCGGAAGGTAATTGAGCAGATGAACTATAAACTCCACTATTTCCTAATATTTGCGATGATGAACTAATTGCTCCACTTAATGATGTTAAATAAGAACCAGTTAATCCACCTAATGTATTCCATTTTGTATCGTTTGATGCCGTATATGAATTTAAAGATGTAATATCGGTATGCGATGAACTTATAAATCCATATGCACTTATTTGTGCAGATGAACTTATTATGTTATTTGGTAAAGGTTGAACTGAACCACTTAAAGTATATCTTACATCAAATGAGGAAGTCAATTGCGAAGAACTACTTATTGCACCATTTAAACTTGTCAAAAATGAACCCGTTTCGTTTTCAGTAATCCAACTACCACTTACACTTTCAATTGCGTTTAATCTATTTACCAATGATGATGTGGATTGTGATGCGGTATATGTGTTTAAGTTTGTAATTGATGTTACTAAACTTGCAGTTGAAATACTTGCAGTATAAGAATTGAATGAAGTTGTTGTTACTAAATTAGCAGATGAAGATATGATACCTCTACCAATTGTTTCATATGATGCTGTTGCTGAATTTAAATTATTTATTGATATTACTAAACTTGCAGTTGAAATACTTGCAGTAAAATTATTTAATGAAGTTAAATCCGTAGATTGTGAAACCAATCCAGTCGGTTTTCCACTAATATTATCCCAAGTAGTTTGAGTAATAGAACCACTAACTACATATCTACTATCATATGAAGATGTTAATTGCGAAGAACCACTAATCAATCCATTAAAAGATTGTTCGTTGGTTGCTGCATTTATTCTAGTATGAACCGATGCTGAAAATGAATCAAAAGAAGATGTAAAGGAATTTAAAGATGTTAAATCAGATGAAGATGTTGTAAACCCTAATGCACTAATTTGTGCAGATGAACTTATCACATTTCTACCTTTTGCTTCAAATGAAGATGTTACAGATTCTAAAGATGATAATCTACTTCTATCCAATATATTAACTCGAGAAGTAACCGCATCGGCAAGAACATCCAATTCTATTTTATAGGTTGTCCCATTATCCACTCCAACTACAACAGTATCCAATGATGCTGATGCTAGCGTTGTTAATTCCGATATTTTTTTTCTTACGTTTGTCATTTTATATAATTAAATCTAAATCATTTTCAGTTGATAAAATAATGTCATCTTCCAACGTAACCGGTACATCTATTAATTTACCTATAACATAAATATCATCCAATATTGTATTGTCAAAATCAATATATTCACCACCAAGTGTAATCACAACATTATTTCCAATATCATTAATTGTAAAATCCCCAGGAATATGCAATCCATATACCATTATTTCAAAATTGTCAGCAGATGCACCTTCCGTACCATAATCGGTATGGGTATTATACAATGTTATAGTATTTGCAGAATTATCAAATGCATCTGCTTTTCTTTTAACGTATCTAGCACTATGAATTAAAATTTCATTATGAAAATCCGAAATAGTATTTTTATTATTTATTAATTTTGTTGGATTTGGATTTGATTTTGTATTTGAATTAAATTTGGCTTCAGTTGGTATTTCTATATTCAATAGACTGCCAGTTAAATACAAATCATCATTTAAATTATTTGTATTTATTTTTGGTATAACTCTATTGAGTTTTTTTGCATTAGAATTGAACTGTTTAAGCATATTGTTCGATATCGCCTTTTATTTCTATGTAATCATCTGAATCTAAATCATATTCAAAATTAGATTTTATAAATTTTATCAATAATCCATTTGAACCACTTTCTATTACAAAATCCCTATTGCCAATTGATAATGAATTTATGTAAACTGATATTCTATCCTGCGTAGTTCTTAGTTCTATTTCTCTTAGTATTGATACAAATTTCCAACCAATTGCTTCATAAATCCAATATGTTGTATTAGACAAATCATATGGAGTTAATACCGCATGACCAGGCTTTCTACTGATTTTTTGAGTTATATCTAATAAACTT